TACAACTCGTATTCTTATTGACCTGACTGGTCTACGCTCAACAGGTGGTGCAGACATCATTGGTGTCAACGGCACAGCACTTGTTTGTCACATTGGTCAGATTACTGCTGCGAAAAACGGCACCATCTTGACTGGAAGCATGGAGTGTTTTGAAGCACCTACTGGTGGTGACCCAGATATTAATGTGCATTCTGCAACAGAAGGCACAGGTGTTGAGGATGGGGCAATCGGTGATTTGACTGAAACGCTTCTTGTCAATGCTGGTGACGCTACACTAGGAAGTAAAGTTTACTTTACTGCCGTCCCCGCTGCCGATCAGTTCTTGTATCTAACAACAGGCGCAGCTACAGACGCTGATTACTCTGCTGGCAAACTCTTTATTGAATTGATGGGCTACGAAGCCTAATAATGAGAGGGGTTAATCCCCCTCTCCTTTTTATAAGGAGATTGAAATGGCAAGATCAGACGTAAAGGTTCAACTCATTAGCGATGAGGTGGCGGCAGACGATGATTTCATTGTTACGGCAGCTAGACCAAACACGGCAGCAACCCTAGCAAATTCGTCTTTTGCATCTGGAGGTGCAAGGCTTCTTGGTGTTACCACAACAGGCACTGGTGACAATGCTAAAACTAATACTATTGTTGGCACAGACGTTTTTGATAATGCGCTCACTGAAGTAATAGTTTCAACGGGTTCAGCCGCACAGGTTGATGGAACGAAGTTTTTTAAAACAGTAACTTCTATTACAAGCTCTGCACAATTCGCGGCAAACATAAAAGTAGGCTCTCTCGCCTCTGCCGCGCAGGCTGTTTTTGGCGGTCGAGTTAGGTTAAAAGGATATTCAATCGTTTCAGGTGGTACTGCTGGTGTAATTGAGTTTATTAATGGCACTCCTGAAGATGGAACTGTTTTATTTAAAGCCAGAACCATTGGAACTGACAACACAACGCTAGATAACACAATCCCAGAAGATGGTATTGTTTTTGAGAATGGGCTTTCTATCAAGTACACAGTGGGTACTATTGATATGATGAATATTTTCTATGCCTAGGAAAAAAGAAACACCGATAAGAACATCGGTCAAGTCTGGTAATTTTCGCGCCACTAAAAAAGGCGCGGGAATGACCGCTAAAGGAGTCAAGGCGTACAGGGCTGCAAATCCCGGAAGCAAGCTAAAGACTGCCGTCACAGGCAAGGTAAAGCCGGGTAGCGCGTCTGCTAAAAGGCGTAAGTCATTCTGTGCAAGATCAGCAGGTCAAATGAAAAAATTTCCAAAGGCTGCTAAGAATCCAAATAGCAGGCTTAGGCAAGCAAGAAAACGGTGGAAATGTTAATGAAACTTGAACAACAGCAAGTTCAGGAACTTACTGTAGAACAGGTTATGGCAGAGCTTGTGAAGCATGAGGCCGAATGCAATCTGCGATATCAACGCATTGAAGAGCGTCTTGATGACCATAAGGGTCACATGTGCAAGTTAGATCAGCGTCTATGGTGGATTGTTGGTCTTGTGATCCTTGCTCCATTTTTACAGAGATTACTGTAATGACAATTAGTAGAGCTTCAATGCAGAAACAGTTAAAGGGGAATAAGATGCCTAAAAAAATGAAAAAGAAGCCAGTAACAAAGGCGTTTATGGGTTTGTTGACATCATCGCCAGCTTTGAAATTTCTAAAAGACAAGGGAATTATGAGCGGTGGCGCTCTTGGTCTGGGGCAGTTGGCAGCAAAAAAATTAAGAAATAAAAAGAAAGGCTCCGCTCCTGCGCCAGCAGCAGCAGCTAAAACTATGGGTAAGAAAAACCCTATGGGTGATCCCGGTCAGTTTGCTCCAGCCACACCAATGACAATGAGTAAAGGTGGTGCCATGAAGCGTAAGCGTCCGATTGATGGAATCGCACAGCGCGGAAGAACAAGGGCAAAGTAATGCGCCGTAGGGATTACGCATCTGAGTATAAAAATTATCAAAGCAAGCCGTCTCAAAAAAAGAAAAGGGCTAGTAGGAATGCTGCGAGAAGAAAAATGATGTCTGATGGCAGAGTGTCTAAAGGTGATGGAAAAGATGTGTCCCATAAAAATGGCAACCCAAGGGACAACAGATCATCTAATCTAAAGGTTGTTAGAGCGTCTGTTAATAGATCGTTTAGAAGAACAAGCACGGCAAGAAAGGCCAATAGGAAGTCCTAATGGCGAGGAGAGTAGAAAGTGTACACATCAAGCGGAAACGGATTCGCCGTCCCGGCAAACACAAAAAGAATGTCAACAAGCGAAACAAAGTCAAAACATTCTTTGGTTAAGGAGCATTGCGGCCCCAGATGTCCTAGATGTCAAGGCAGCTTAAAAACAGTTAATGTACATGGTCACGATCAGTGTGTTGTTTGTGGATCTGTAATAGATGATTGTTGTCAAGGAGAAGTATTGTGCGAAGGTGTCCAACCAAAAAACCAGTAGCTATGAAGAGTGGGGGAAGTGCAACTGTAAAAAACCCAGTAGCTAAAGCTGTAAAAAAAATTAAACCAAGCATAGTAAAGCCAAAGAAAGGTAAGGGGTCTTACAATAGGAAGGCCTCTTCTTTTAGTTCTGGTGGTGCAGCAAAGGTAAGATCTGCTGGCAAGGATTATATGGCAAGCGTTAGGGCAAAGACTCCAGCAACTGGAGTAAGGGCCAAAGCAAGGCAAAAGGCCGCAAAAGAAAAGATTGAGAAAGATTTGAATAAATCCCGCAAGGGTTTTGCCACCCCAGCCAGACAAGCAGAATTGAAGTCAGGCGGAAACGTAAAGAAGAAGGTTGGCAAAGTAGTAAAGGCTCTAAAGAAAGCCTCTAAGTCACATGCTGGTCAGGCCAAGACACTATCTGCTCTTAAATTAAGAGAGGGTGGGTCTACAACAAAAAGAAAGCCAAAGTTAAAAACGCCAAAAGGCACGAAGGGATTTAAGGGAATCCAGCCTTTGAAACCCACTACCATGAGGGCAAGTAGATATGAGTCTGGTGGTGATGTTGAGCCAATGAAAAAGGGCGGCAAGACAAAGTCCCGTGTTAATGAAGCAGGAAACTACACAAAGCCCGCGTTAAGAAAAAGAATATTCAATAGAATTAAGGCTGGCGGAAAAGGTGGCGCTCCGGGTCAGTGGTCAGCAAGAAAAGCGCAAATGATGGCATCAGCTTATAAAAAAGCTGGCGGTGGATACCGAGACTAGATGTTCAGATATATATTATTTTGCGCCGTTGTTAATACTTCGTCAGTTGAAATAGAAACAGAAATAATAAGTATGCATGACACCATATCTGAGTGTCATGTGGCTAGTACGGTTCATGGCTTTGACAACGAAAAAGATCAGTGTTTTTGCATAGATATGGAACTTAGATAATATGATTGCAGAGACCCTCGCGGGTATATCATTATTCAAGGCGGCAGTTGATGGCATTAAAGGTGCTATCGGCACAGCTAATGATGTGGGTGATATAGCAAGTTATATAGATAATTTATTTGAGGGTGAAAAACAGGTACAGAAGTTAAGAAGTAAAAAATCAGGTGTTGGTGGTGTTGCTGATCAATTTGGTGTAAAATCAGTAGCAACTGAGGTTATTAATGCAAAACTTGCTAAAGAGCAAATGCAGGAAATAGCCTCTATGGTTGATATGAGGTTTGGTCACGGTACTTGGAAAAGTATAACTGAGGAAAGGGCCAAAAGAATAAGGGAAGCAAAGGAAGCGGCGGCAGCAGCCAAAAGAGAGCAGATAAAAAAACAAAGAGAGTTGGAAAATAACATAAAAATGGGTTTGGGTATTTTTGCTCTTACAATAATAATCATTGGTCTTTTTGTTTTTTTAATGGTTTCGGTAGCCGCAGCTCTTAATGTTTAAAAGTTATAGGGAACTTTATGCCGTTAAAAAAATCGCAAAGAAGTTTGAAGTCTTGGACTAAGCAGAAGTGGAGAACCAAGAGTGGAAAGCCGTCCACACAAGGGCCGAAGGCAACGGGAGAAAGATATCTTCCGGCATCAGCTATTAAAGCCCTCTCGTCTAAGGAATATGCGGCCACCACCCGTGCTAAAAGAAAAGCAACTAAGGCTGGTAAGCAGTTTGCAAAGCAGCCTAAAACGATACGAGCTAAAGTAAAGCCGCATAGGAAGGTCAAATAATGGCTGTTGTAACACCCGACCTACCAGAGATATTTGAAGAGGCGTTTGAAAGAGCGGGACTCTCTTTACAAACTGGGTATGATCTTAAAACCGCTAGGCGGAGTTTTAACCTTTTAACATTGGAGTGGCAAAATCGTGGACTTAATTTGTGGACTATCAATGCTGGGACGCAAGCTCTTACAGCAGGCACAGCAACTTATACGTTACCTACGGGAACGATTGACCTTATTGAGCAACAAATTCGTACAGGTACTGGCACGAATCAAGTCGATACTGACGTTCAGAGGATTTCGGTTTCTACATACGCTAAAACAAGCAATAAAAACGCTCAAGGCAAGCCTTCGCAGATCTTTGTGCAGAGACTGGCAACGTCTACAACTTTTACTCTCTGGCCTGTACCAGACAGTGCGGCATCGTATACGCTCGCTTATTACTACCTTCTGGGGATAGATGGGATAACTTCCGGTATATCTGGGACAGCCGCTGTACCACCTAGGTTTGTGCCTTGTCTGGTGACAGGATTAGCGTATTATATAGCTATGAAGAAACCAGAAGTGGCAAATAGGGTTGCCCCCCTAAAGCAGGAATATGAGTTCCAGTTTGAACTGGCAGCAAACGAGGACACTGATTCCTCTGCGTTAAAATTTGTACCATACGACACATTTTACCTAGGAGGGTAATATGCCTATAGTAATTAAAGAATTAGATCCCAAGACAGGAAAGCCAAAGTCAAAAGCAAAGAAAAAGAAGAATCCACCACAGGTTGCAAAAGGTGGCGGCATGATGAAGAAAAAGGGCATGCGCCGTGGCGGTATGATGAAGTCAAAAGGTATGGCTGCTGGTGGTAAACTTAAAATGGTTGAAAAAGATGGAAAGAAAGTTCCATTCTTTGCTGCTGACGGTAAGGGCAAAATGGCTGCTGGTGGTCGCATGAAGAAAAAAGGCATGAAAAAAGGTGGCATGATGAAGAAGGGCTACGCCAAAGGCGGGGCTGTAAAGGTTAAGTCAGGCGATACCCTGTCTCAGATTGCCAAGTCAAAAGGTCTTACTCTCAAGTCTTTGATGGCTGCTAATCCCGGAATCAAAAACGCCAATGAAATTCGCGTTGGACAAAGCATTAAGATGCCAACTGGTGGCGCAAAAACAAGGTCACAAATAGCATTTCAAAATGTCGATAAAAATCTAAACAGACGCGATAACGTTTATGCTGGAATGACAAAATCTTCTATGAAGGCACTAGCTGATGATACTGCGGCTAAAAGATCAAAGAAAGCTGGAACGCCAGTTTCTAAAAAACAGTCTGAAACAGCAAATAAAAGAGCTAGGGTAGGAACTCGCCTCAATCAGCTTGGCGCAATCAATAAGGAGCGTAGAGCAGCAGATGCCAGTAAAAAGCCGGTAAAAGCAAATAAAATACCGACTGGAAAAACATTAGCAAACACACCTAAGTCAGGTGCTGCTAAGGTTGCTGAAACTCGTATGGCTAGGTTGGCTAACAAAAACAAATTAGCCCGTAGAGCAGGTGGCGGTGCCATGAAGAAAAAAGGCTATGCTATGGGTGGAATGATGAAGAAAAAGGGTATGGCTAAAGGTGGTGTAATGCGCGGTACTGGTGCAGCCACAAAGGGTAAGCGCTTTGGACGCGCAGGCTAGTAAATGCCTAACGCGGTAGGAAAACACGCATATGGTGTATGTGATAAAACAGGGTTCAGATATAAGTTATCTGACCTTGTTTTTGAAATAAGAAACGGAACCAGAACAGGTATGCGTGTTGGAAAAGATGTGGTTGACCATGACCACCCGCAAAACTTCATTGGCAGGGTAAGAACCTCTGATGGTCAGTCACTGCCTAATGCAAGGCCAAATAGACTAGAGCCTGATGTAATTAATCTTTTGCAAGATAACCCGTTTACGACTGGCGCTTCTGGCGGAGTAACAACAACCATAACGGTGACAGAAGTTAATCACGAAAGAGACACGGGAGACACTGTAAGGTTTAGAACTGTCGAGCCGTTTGATGGCATAACTCAGGCGGTGATGGAACTGTCTACTGGGTATTCTATAACAAAAGTATCAGATGATACTTATACCGTTTCTGTTTCTGGCGGTGCAACAACGGGATCTGTTTCTGGCGGCGGCTTTTTTGCAAGCGCTGGGCCAGTAACAGCTTTAGGGTAGTAAAATGTCTTTTACATTTGGTGAGCTAAAAACCGCTATTCAATCTTACACTGACAACAGCGAGGCAACTTTTGTTGCTAATATCTCAAACTTTATAAAAGCAGCAGAACAAAGAATATTCTCTAATGTTGATTTAGAAAACTTTAGAAAGAACGCTACTGGTGTAATGGCTACGGGTAACCAGTATCTAAAAACCCCTACAGATTTTCTTGCCCCATTTTCCTTATTCATTACAACCTCTGGGAGTGAAGGCTTCCTTTTGGAAAAGGATGTCAACTTTATGAGGGAGGCATTTCCTGATGTAACATCAACGGGAAAGCCGCTGTATTATGGTTTCTTTGATTCATCTGTCACATCTGCAAGTGGTCTTGTAAATGCTAGTTTTATATTAGGGCCAACCCCTAATGCGGATTATACAGTTGAATTACATTATTATTACAGGCCAGCCAGCCTTACAACTTTGGCAGACACAGAGTACACATGGCTTAGTCAAAACTCTCCAAACTCTCTTTTGTACGGCTCTTTGATAGAGGCTTACATATTTATGAAGGGTGAACCTGATATAATTTCACTGTATGAATCTCGATTTGCAGAAAGTTTATCTAGGTTAAAAGACTTAGCAGAGGCCAGAGAAAACTCGGATGCTTACAGAGAGGGGCTTCCAGAAAGACCGAGGACATAGGGAGACAATGAAAATAGCTATAGTAGGGCTTGGTAGCAGTTACGCTGATTACGTTTCTGCGAGAATAGCCTCACAACATTTTGATGAAGTTTGGGGAATAAACTGCATAGGGGCGATCATACACGTTGATAAAACTTTTATGATGGATCCTGTGTCTAGGTTTTTAGATACAGAAAACGCGGGTACACAAACGGGTGTTGCCCGTGAATTTTTATCAAAAAACACAAAACCAGTGATTACCTGTCAACTGGACGATAGAATAAGTTACCTAGAACTTTTCCCATTGAAGGAGGTGGCTACAGACTTGGGCTTTTGTTATTTTAATAACACTGTGGCTTACGCTGTGGCATACGCAATATGGAGCAAGGTTGAGACTTTATGTCTTTACGGCATAGACTACACTTACAAAAATGTCAGCATGGCAGAGTCTGGTAGGGCATGTGTAGAGTTTTGGTTGGCTATAGCTGTTTCTAAGGGGATAAAGATAGAGGTGGCTCACAACTCGACACTTCTGGACACAAATGTTCCTGATAATGAAAAGTTGTATGGCTATCACAGGCTAGATGATCCACTTGTCCAGACGGTAAGAGATGGTGCGCTGCTAATAACAAGGCAGTCAGAATTTGCTCCGCCAGAGCCGCAAGATGATAAACCAGTTATATTTGGGAGGCATGATAATGTTTAGTCCGGGAGAAATGGCATTAGGGCCAGTAAATGTTATGACTTCAGATGAGGGTGGCCTTTCAAACGATCAGATTGCGGAGATGGCTACAAATAAGATTGTTTATGTTTCCGAAGACTCTCCAGAAGAAATAAGGCTTCAAGCAGAGGCATTTAGAGATAAAGTTAGAAATCTTCTCCAATTCTATGTGGAGTTGGCGAGGAGAGAGGAACGTGCTACAATATGCGCTAAGGTTCGTGAAGCGGGTCAATTAGAATTAGCAGATGCTATAAGGAGAATATAATGGCAATCGCACAAGCAATGTGTACATCTTTCAAGAAAGAGCTAATGTTGGGTACACACAACTTTGCCACAAATGGCAATGCTTTCAAGCTGGCTCTTTTTGCAGAGGGCAGTGGGGGTAAGTCAAGCTCCACAGCTACTTTAGGTGCTACAACGACAGTGTTGGTAACGACTGGTGAGGTTGCGTCAAGCGGAACTTATGCTACTGGTGGGGGTACATTAACCAAGGTTGCCCCGAATACATCAGGCACAACAGCCTTTACAGATTTTGCTGATATAAGTTTTACTACAGCAACAATTACAGCAATGGGCGCTTTAATATACAATAGCACAAATAGTAACAAGGCTGTGGCTGTGCTGGATTTTGGATCAAACAAAACGTCAACATCAGGCACTTTTACTGTTCAGTTTCCTACAGCAGACGCGAGCAATGCGATTATTCGCATAGCTTAGTGGAGTAAACATTGGCTAATATTACCGGATGGGGTAGAGGCACTTGGGGCCAAGGGACTTGGAGCAGCCCTATCGCTGTGGAAGTTACTGGTTTTTCTGCCACTGCATCATTGGGTACAGCAGTATCTGACACAGGTATTGTATTCGGTGCTACTGGTGTTTCTGCATCTGCATTAATAAGTCAGCATGTTGCCACCACAATAACTCTAGCTGTAACTGTAGTTAACCCCGGATCTGGTAATAAGTATTATATAGATGGCGTACAGCAGGCAACACTAACACTATACGAAGGAAACACATATAGATTTGATCAGTCTGACAGCAGTAATAGTGGTCACCCATTAAGATTAAGTGAAACATCTAACGGGACTCATGCTGGTGGATCTGCTTATACTACAGGCGTAACAACAAACGGCACTCCGGGAAGCTCTGGCGCTTATACAGAGATCACGGTAGCGTCAGGCGCTCCGACACTGTATTATTATTGTAGTAATCACAGTGCTATGGGAGGCACTGCGAATACACCAGCCATTTTAGGCTTCCACATTGTGCCTACTGGTGTGTCTGGCACAACGGCTATTGGCACAGCCACCTCTGCTGCTGCTGGGGCGACAGTTCCCGTCACTGGTGTTACGGCAACAAACTCTATTGGTAGCAGCGTTTTTGTTTCTCCCGTGTCATTAGGGGTTTCTGTCACAGGTGTGGCGGCTACTGGCAGAGTCGGAGAAGAAATTTTCTGGGAGGTTATAACGCCTTCACAAACACCAAACTGGTTAGATATAGCGGCATAAGGACAGTAAAATGGCAAGCACCTATGTAAATGATTTAAGACTTAATGAGCTGGGTACTGGCGATGGCTCTGGTACTTGGGGGACTACAACCAACACAAACTTTGAGCTTATTGCAGAGGGTTTTGGTTTTGGCACAGAAGCCATAACTACAAACGCAGATACTCATTCCAGCGTAGTGGCAGACGGTTCGAGTGATCCTGTTCGTAATATGTACATAAAGTACACGGGTGCTTTAGACTCCGATTGTACAATTACAATTACGCCTAATACCATAAGTCGAGTTCATTTTATTGAAAACGCTACAACGGATAGCGGTAGTTCTGGCCCGTACAATATTATTATAAGCCAAGGATCTGGGGCAAATATAACTATACCTAATGGTGACACTAAAATTGTTTACCTTGATGGCGCAGGGTCTGGGGCGGCTGTTGTTGATGCTTTGGCTTCATTAAGTGTAGTTAATTTAAAGGCAACTGGCGATATTACAGTAACTGATGATCTTACAGTTGGTGACGATTTATTACTAAATTCTGATAGCTCTTTAATTAGTTTGGGAGTGGGTGCCGATGCAACAATAACTCACGATGGCACAACCGGAGTGACTATTGCAGCAACTCCTATATCTATAGATTCAACTGGAGAGCTACACTTAAACTCTACGACTGGAGACATTAAACTTCAAGATGGTGGCGTGGATCAAATTGCCTTTGATTTAGACGGAACTGCTGGCGAAGTTATAATGAAACCAGCCGTTAACTCTGATGATTTGGTTATATCTCAATTTGATGGCACCGAGGTTGTTCGTATTGAGGATGACGCAAGTTTAGGTCTTGTTGGAAACAAGTTAAACATTGCCAACTCTTCCAGTGATGTAGTTATAAAGCCTCTAACAGATGCTAAAGATATAATCTTCCAACAGTTTGATGGCACTGCTGTTATGACGGTTGAAGATAATATTTCTTTGGCGATTAACAACGATATTACAGTAGCAGGAAGAGCCAGCGGTCATGTCACCACCGACAACGATGGTAGTTTTGATTTAGCAGTAGGCAATGATTTTAAATGCACTACGGCTGGCGGTCTAACGCTGACCTTTACAAACGCAGCAGCAGGACAGTCGGGTAACATTATGTTCATTAATGGTGGAAATCACGCCATTGCAGCCCATGCTGATGTAGCAATAAATGCGGCATCACTAACTGCCATTTCAGCAACTGGCACATATCATTTAGCTTACTATTGCAGCGCAGCTAGTGGTAGTAATACCATATTAGTGTCAGCATCAGGAGCCTTGACCTAATGAGTATAATTAAGGGAACAGGCGCAGGGGATCAGCCTAGCACTGGGATTTATAGTAACACTATTGACCAGTCTTTGCGTTTTAATAATGACGATACCCCTAGACTATCAAGAACTTGGGGTGCGGCAGCAACAGACGATACCACTTGGACTGTTTCAATGTGGGTTAAAAGGGCTAGTCAAGACGGGGGTAATTGGCACACTTTGTTTGCAGAAGAAAGTGAGGCGTGGACTGTTTGTGCATTTTACAATGACACTCTTTACATTCAGATAAACGCTGGTGGTGGATCCCACTATATTCAAACAAACAGATTGTTCAGGGATTTTTCAGCTTGGTATCACATAGTTGTTGCATTTGACGAAGATAATGGCACAGCAGCGCATCGTCTCAGATTGTATATTAACGGCACTGAAGAAACATCATTTGCCGCAGACCAACGCAGTAGCATCAGCAGTAGTAGTAATTCAAATTGGAATACGAATGGTAAATCATGTGCGATTGGTGCAAGAAGTGCCAGTAACAATAGTTTAAACTTTGATGGCTACATGGCTGAGTTTCACAACATTGATGGTCAGCAGTTAACACCAAGTTCATTTGGCGAAACTAAAGACGGAGTGTGGATTCCAAAAGCCTACTCAGGTTCACATGGGGATAATGGTTTTTATCTTCCCTTCGACGACAGCAGCGCAATTGGTGACGATGAAAGCGCAAACACAAATGATTGGACTGTTGCTAACCTAGCCGCAACAGATGTCGTGCTAGACAGCCCGACTAATAATTTTGCTATTTTTAATCCGTTAGATGTATCAGGCTCAGTCACCTCCTTCTTTGAAGGCAACTTAAAAGTGGAAAGGTCTGGCAATTTTGCACAGGCATACAGTAGCTTTTATTTTGACAGTGGCAAATGGTATGCAGAGTATCTCATAGACACTGGAAACGCTGATCCCGGAGTTATTGCAGGAACCACAAATGCTGGTGCTAACAGGTATTTAGGGCAAGACACTTTCACTTATGGAATGTATCGGGATGGACGCAAAATAAATAGTGGCTCTTACACTAGCTATGGCAGTTCTTATTCAGTAGCCGCAGACGGTTCTGGTGATGTTGTTGGCATTTACATAGATGCAGACAATGGCAATATATATTTTAGTATAAATGGAACTGTGCAAAATTCAGGGACAGCGGCATTTACTGGCGTGACTGGGCCGTTTAGATTCGCAGCAGATACTGAAAACGGTGGTTTTGTTGCTGTCAACTTTGGTCAGGATGATACATTTGCTGGCCTGAAAACATCAGGTAGTGCAGCGGCAAGTGATGACAACGGTGTTGGTAAGTTTTATGACACTATAGGTTTGTCTGGTTATCTTGCGCCTTGTACATCCAACCTCCCAGACATAGCAATCGGCCCCGGACAAAGCAGTCAAGCTGACGATAATTTCAACACAGTGTTATATACTGGTGATGGCAATGACCCACATGCAATTACTGGTGTTGGTTTTCAGCCTGATTGGGTCTGGATTAAAGGTAGAAACACAACTTACCAACACTCACTTTATGATAGCGTAAGAGGCACTAACCCGAATGGTGGTAGACTTGCGATTGACCAAACCACTGCTGAAAATATAGCGGCAACAAATCTTAAAAGTTTTGATAGTGATGGGTTCACGTTAAGTACAAAGATAAATAGTAATCAAAGCAGCAAAACCTACGTTGCTTGGAACTGGAAAGCTGGCGGCAGTGCCTCAACAAATACAGACGGAAGTGGTATTGATTCTAGCGTATCGGCTAATACCGACGCTGGATTTAGCGTACTAACGTACACTGGGACGGGCAATACCTCTCATACTATTGGGCATGGATTGGGTAAAACACCTGCTTTCGTTATGAGCAAAAGTCGTGACACAGGTAGTGGAGCATTTTCTTATTGGTTTGTTAAGTGGAAAGGTTTGACCAGCAATAATAACTTGGTTTATTTTTCAGACGCACAAGCTAATATAGCAACAAACTATGCAGGTGGCGGCTGGTCAGATTTTGATAGCAGTAACACTACAACTTTAGTGCCTAGAATTGGTTCTACTGGTTCATCTGTTGATAGTGTTAATAAGTCTGGTGAAGATTATGTGGCATGGGTATTTGCAGAAATTGAAGGATATAGTTCTATAGGTTCCTTCACTGGAAATGGAGCCGATGACGGGCCATTTGTCTACACAGGATTCAGACCAGCTTTTGTTATGTCCAAGAGAGTAGACTCAGCGGCTGACTGGCATATTATGGATGACAAAAGAAACCTTTTCAACGTAATGGATGGTCTTTTGTTTCCAAGTGGTACATATGCAGAAGCCTCTGACGCTGCATACAATCGTGATTTCTTGAGCAATGGATTCAAAATTAGAGGGTCAGAAGCATATGTGAACGCTAGTGGTGGAACATTTGTTTATATGGCCTTTGCTCATAGCCCATTTAAATTTGCTAATGCCTTTTAGGAGAATGTAAAATGCCGTGGAAATATAATGGGGCAACCCTTAAAGTAGGACGAGAGTTTATTGGTACAGATGGTACGCAGTATCCTAAAGTCTGGATGCGTTATAGCGATAGCGAGAAGTCTGCTATTGGTATTACATGGGAAGACCCCCCAGCAAGTGAAGCTGCATTTGACGATAGATTTTATAGTGGCAGACAGGCTGATGGCACACTCATACCTAAAAGCCTAACGGATACATTGTGGGTAGATGCGGATGGCGATGCTGTTACAGACCCAACGACAGGCGCACAAGGTGTAACACGAGGTCTTAAATATGTGTGGGTAGCACAAACAAAACGAACAGCAGCAGATAAACTTTCCGTGCATGACTGGTACGTTACTCGCAATGTTGAAAAGTCTACAGCCATACCTAGTTCAGTAACTACGTACAGGGATTCCATCCGTACCAAATGTGCAGAGATAGAGACAGCGTTGAATGGCGCATCTGATTTAGCTGCATTTATGGCTTTGTTTGAGGATGAGCGTAATTCAGATGGCACAGTAAAAACTATTGCTAAGATTAACGACTGGCCTAATGAAATATAAGGGGAGTATCTGTGGCTTTAAGCAAACTGCAATTTACCCCCGGCATAAATAGGGATATCACATCTTACTCTAATGAGGGGGGATGGGTAGACTGTGACTTAATTAGATTTAGGCAGGGCTATCCAGAGGTGATAGGCGGCTGGGAGAAGTATTCTCAAAACACATATATAGGCACAGCCAGAGGCTTATTTAACTGGGTTGCTTTAGATGGATCTGACTTATTGGGTGTGGGGACAGAATCCAAATATTATATAGAGCAGGGTCAGGCTTTTTACGATATTACACCGATTAGAAAAACAACAACAAACGGTGTAACATTTTCTGCAACAGATGGCTCATCAACAATTACAGCAACTGATAGCGGACACAGCGCATCGGTAGGTGACTTTGTTACCTTTTCTGACGCTGTTAGTTTGGGCGGACTGGTAACAGCGGCGGTTCTAAATCAAGAGTATGAAATAGCATCTGTGCCATCATCAAGCACCTATACCTTTGTAGCGAAAGACACAGGCGGCACCACTGTAATAGCCAATGCAAGCGATAGCGGCAATGGTGGAGCTGGTGTTGACGGCGTTTACCAGATAAACGCTGGACTAAACACAGGTGTTGGCGGAAACGGATGGGGAGCTGGAACTTGGGGTAGAGGCACTTGGGGGTCAGGCACAACAATCAGCGTGGTAACATCTCTTCGTGTTTGGAGTCAGGACAACTTTGGAGAGGATCTGCTTATAAATCCTAGAGACAGCTCTATATATCATTGGGATAAGAGTAATGGAGTTACAACAAGGGCTGTGGAAATATCATCAATAGCAGGAGCTAAAGAGTGTCCAATTATAGCTAAACAGATCATGGTGTCTGATGTAGATAGGCATGTCATAGCTTTTGGCGCTAATCCCTTGGGTGGAACGGATCAAGATCCACTTCTTATAAGATTTTCCGATCAAGAGTCATTTTTAGATTGGAATCCCACATCAACAAACACTGCCGGAGATCTTCGCATAGGTTCTGGATCTAAGTTTGTAAAAGCCATAGAGACCAAAAGAGAGATTATCATTATAACTGATAGCTCTGTGCATTCTATGCAGTTTATTGGAGCGCCGTTTACATTTGGCATACAGCCAATAGCTTCTAACACCACCATAATGGGGCCAAACGCAGCGATAGCTGTAGAAGACTCTGTATATTGGATGGGCAGGCAAAACTTCTATGTTTATGATGGTAAGACAAAACAACTACCATGCTCTGTCAGAGAAAGAGTTTTCTTTGATTTTGATTTTGATCAGGCTGATAAAGTGTACGCTGCCGTAAACTCGCAGTTTAGTGAGGTCGTATGGTTTTATTGTTCTGATGGGAACTCCACTGCCAATGGTGGCACAGGTGAAAACAATAGATACGTCATATTTAATTATGCTGAAGACACTTGGTACTATGGAAACCTTGGCAGGTCAGCCTTTTTGGATAAGGGTATAAGAGATTTCCCAATAGGCGCTGAAGGCAACTATTTATTTAACCACGAGAGCGGATACAGTGACGATGGCTCTGTAATGGTATCGTCAATTGAGTCAAGCCCTATGGATATGGGAGCGGGTGACAAGTTTTCTTTTATAACTAGAGTAATACCTGACCTCACTTTTAACGGATCAACAAACGCTGACCCAAAGGTAAATGTTACTTTGCAGGCAAACAACTTTCCCGGCGGTAACTTCTTGCAATCAGAGATTAGTCAGATAGACAGAACCGCCACATCTACCACAGTTCCTTTTGAGCAATACACTAATAAGGCAGATGTAAGGCTTAGAGGCAGAGCTTACTCTATTAAGATAGATTGTAACACAACCGGGGTTAGATGGAGGCTCGGAAGTCCTAGGGTGGATGTTCGTCCTGATGGGAGAAGATAATGGCTACAAACGTAACGCCATTTCCAAGGCTTCCAACAGCTCCACAAAACATAGACGAAAAGTACATTAGCGATCTAGTGCGAGCTTTAGAAATATTTTTAAGGCAGGCACAAAACCCTCAATTAAACCTTCAGGAAATACCAACGGACGGAAATAATAATCTTCTGTCTCAAGGAGACATATATATAGCTGACGGCGGCTTTCTAAAGATTGTCGGCAAAACCGAAATACACTCAGGTACAGTATCAGCAACCACTTCACTAGGCACTGTTACTGTTTCTGTATCATAAAAGTTATAGGTAACTTTATGGCTCAGAAAAAATTACAAACAGATTCTGCGTATGCTGAGTACGATGAAGACGGGGATGGTATCGTAACAGACGAGGAGCTTTCTCACGTTAAGGAGATAAAAAAGACAGAGACTGAGTTAAGAAAAAATTTAGCTCAGTTAAGAATGGCTAGATACACTTTAATATTTATGGGTTGTTACGCACTATTTTTAGCATCTCCTTGGTGTTCAGCAGAAAAATTAGAGGGGCTTGGAGCGGTCACTGATCTTATATTCCTCAGTGGTGCAGGTATAGTCGGCGCATATATGGGAACAACAGCGTGGATGAATAAAAAATGATTGCTTGGTTGATTAGATTTTTAAGTTGTAGAAGTGGTGATATGTCAGAACACAGGCGGCACACCACGAAGTATGAAGATTTATGTATGTAAGGGGATCATAATGATACAGGCTCTTATAGGCCCAATAGGGTCTCTTGTTGGTACTTGGCTTGAAGGCAAGGTTGAAACAAAAAAAGCAGAAACTGCATCTAGGGTGGCTCAGGCTCAGGCTGAGGCTGTGGTTATGCAGAAAAAAGCAACAGGAGAGATCGACTGGGATCTAAAGATGGCTGATGCTTCTGCCCATAGCTGGAAAGACGAATGGCTTACTATAATCTTCTCAATCCCTCTAATACTATCATTCTGTGGTGATTGGGGCAGACAAATAGTATCTGACGGATTTATGGCCTTGGAGACCATGCCAACCTACTACCAATATACATTGGGAACAATCGTAGCTGCTAGCTTTGGAACACGCGCAGCAACCAAATTTTTTGGCAAAAAGTGAAAGGGCTTACAAAATAGACACTTAGCTGGTACAATCTTGCAAATAAAAAGTTACCGATAACTTTTTAAGGGGATTGTCCTTTGGCCCAACCACCATTGCCTAGAGAAATATATGAAGAAACAGCTCGTTTTTTTATAGAAAACGGTAAAAGTGTAATAAAGGCCGCTCAACAGGCTAAAGTAAATTACTCAACATTTACTTCGCGCCTAAGAAAAGCTAGGGAGATGGGGATTGTGACTGAGCAAGCAGCCACAGCGGCTAAAATAATAGACCAAACCACTGTTATTTTACAACCTAGATTCAGAATACAACAAAGAAAGTCAAAACCTGATGAGACAAAAAGAGTTTTAGCAATAGGGGACTGTCACGACAGTCCGTCTCTTTCGAATAAAAACAGATTTTTTGCGATGGGAAACTACGCAAAAATAAAGCAGGTAGATCAAATAATACAAATAGGCGACTTTGCTACCTGTGACTCGTTAAACAGTTTTGATAAAAATGACACTGTAAAAGGGCAAAATAAACCGTCATTTAGAGATGACATGCAAAGTTTTCAAGAAGCAATAAGGGCTTTTCACAAGGGTTTGTCTGGATATGATGTGCCTAGGCATGTTACTCTAGGTAATCACGAAGATAGAATATGGTCGTACACAAATAAAAATCCAGAAGTAGTGGATATGCTTGATAAAATACTGTTTGCCACTATGGACGATTATGGCTGGACATACTCTCCTTATAAGGAGTTCTATTTTGTAGGAGATGTGGGTTTTACACACGCCCCAATCAATGGAATGGGTAAGGCATACGGTGGGATGCACTGTGAGAACCAAATATCAAGGGATGCGTTACATGATGTGGTGTTTGGTCATACCCATAAAAGACTTGATAAAGCCTTTCCAAAGATGGGCGGTCAGTTTCTTACTGTAATTAATCTGGGTTGCAGTTTACCGCAGGGTCATGTCGAAGAGTATGCTAAACATAGTCTTACTGGATGGTCATATGGGGTCTACGATATTCTAATAAAAGATGGTAGAATAGATCAGAGAACTTGGATACCGATTAACAACTTAATAGAAGAGTATGGTGAGTAAGATGAGGGAGATTAATAAAGTTATCGTTCATTGCGCTGATACCCCAGAGGGGCGTGATGTAAAGACGGCTGAGATCAAGAGGTGGCACACTGAAGAGCGCGGCTGGAGTGATATTGGATATCATTGGGTGGTTGAGCTGGACGGTTCGCTTCATGCTGGTCGTCCTGAAGAGATCAATGGCGCTCATTGTAGAGGGCATAACTCTACTAGCATCGGGATATGTTATGTTGGTGGTGCTGACTCTGACGGAGATCCTAAAGACACACGCACGGAAGAACAGAAAAAGACACTAGCAAAGCTATTGTCAGACATTCTTGATAGATACGAAGACGCAGAGATATACGGTCACTGTGATTTTTCGGAGAAAGCCTGCCCGTCATTTGACGCAAAATCAGAATACGCAGCCCTATAGGAGTATAATATGGCGTTACCACTATTATTAGGATTAGGCGGCTCTGCCCTAGGCGGCGCTGGATTATTAGGGGGGCTAGGTGCTTTAAGTGCTGGCGCTATTGGCTCAGGACTTGGGTCTTATCTTGAGACTGGAGATCTGGGCAAGGGCATCCAAACAGGACTCACATCATACCTTGGTGGTAAGGCGCTTGGGTCATTGATGGGTGGTGGTTCAGACGCTATAAATGCTGCAAATCAAGCCAATACAGTAGGGGCAGGAACTGTTGCAGATCCCATGAGGATTGCAGGAACCACATCTGCTGGAATGGGTGCTACCACAGCGGCAGACGCTGCAACTAGTAATCTGAATTTGGGGGCTACAGGAGCCACAGGAAAGCTAGGTGGTATTTTTAATGACCCCACAGCAGCAATGCAAACCCCCGGAAGCTACACTGGAGCTTTCACTGGTGATGCTATGCCTTATGTTGGCGGTGCGCTAGGTGCTACTGCTTTGGGTTCTACAAATCTTCTGGCACCTCAAGGGCTAGAGGGTAGCATGATGCCAAAGGGTAAAATCAGACCTGAGTCAGAGGCTGCGGTTTATGATCCCAAAGACCCCGGAAAAGATTACAGGCCGGGAATTGACCCAGAGTTTGGTTATTTTGATCAGTCTTTAACAAGCCTGAAGTCAGGCGGTATAGCATCTCTGGCATATGGAAGAGGCGGCAAAGTATTATCAAAAGAGGAACGATTAGGACTTCATGATAGGCTGGATGCGCTTGGGCCAAGTGACGAATATACAACTAAATCCCAGCAAACAGAAATAGATTTAATTATGAGAGAATTAAGTCAGCCGGGTATTACTGGCGATTTGTTAAGAAGGCAAGAAGGCGGCATGATGCCAGAGGCAAACGATAAAGAGCTTATTAGTGGTGCTGTAGATGCAATCGAAGGTAAGTCACCATCTCCAGAAGTGGCTCTTGGTGCATTTGTCGCTCGATATGGCGAAGAAGCATTGAGAGATCTTGTAGACCGTGTGCAGCGAGGAGAGTTCCAAGCAAACGCTATGGTTGAAGAGGGCAAGGTGTCAGGCATCGGAGATGGTATGGATGATATGATTCCAGCCACCCTAGAAGGGGATCAGGATGTTGTTCTTTCAGATGGTGAGTTTATTGTTCCTGCTGATGTGGTCAGTGGGCTTGGCAACGGTTCTACTGACGCTGGCTCTGAGGCTCTTTATGAAATGATGGATAGGGTTAGAAATCTCAGGACTGGAAAAGATGAGCAGCCTAAGCAAGTACCACAAGGAGATATGCTACCAGTATGATTATATCAGCAGTTCCCAAGGAGGCTGTTGGCATTGTCTGGGACGGTGTCAGCAGGGTAATGCACAAATCAGTTGAAACATCCGGAGGCAAGTATCACATAGATGACCTTTATCACGGAATAAAAACAGGTCTATATGTTCTTTGGGTGATTATGGAAGAAGAAAAGGTTATAGCAGCCATCACTACAAGGGTTATTAGTTATCCCGGAAAAAGAGCGATGGCTATGGATTGGATAGGTGGTTCAAGAATGGGTGAGTGGCTTCCAATGGCTCAAAAAACTATGGAGAGCTTTGCAAGGGACAATAAATGCACTCACCTAGAAGGTTATGGTCGTAAGGCGTGGGGACGCTGGCTTGGAAAACATGGATGGAAACCAGAATATATTGCTTATAGAATGGAGTTAGAAAATGGGTAAAGGCGGCGGCGGTTCACCACAACCAGCATCACAAACGGTCACGCAGACAAACTTGCCCGAATATGTGCGAGGTGATTTTGAACGCCTATTGGACAGAACAGAAGCTGAATCTAAAGCTGCATATTCTCCTTTTACTGGTCAAAGAATAGCAACTCCGGGGGCAGATGTTCTTGCGTCAGAGGCACAGGTTAGGCAAACTGCTGGGCAAGGCATACAGGGTCTCCCAGCGGCTCAACTGGCTACAGCAGCAAATATAGCAAGAGCGCAGCAAGGCAGTCAGTTCACACCAACCCAGTTTGGCGCTGCTGGTGAGTTTGATTCAGCCGCCGCTCAGAAGTATATGTCCCCCTACATACAGAATGTGATTGATGTCCAGAAACAACAAGCAATACTTGAGGATCAAAGACAACAAGCAGGCAGAGATGCAACCGCAGTGCAAGCCGGAGCGTTTGGTGGTTCGCGCCAAGCAGTGCAAGACTCAATGGCGCAAGAAGCACTTGCTAGGAATCTCGCAAACATACAGGCCACAGGAACTCAACAAGCATTTGAACAGGCTCAAAGTCAGTTCGAGAGAGACAGAGGTGCTAGGCTTGGTGTTGAGCAGGCGCAGGCATCAGAAAGACAAGCAGCAGAAAAACTCGGTCTTGGTGCGGCAGAGCTTGGTGGTCAGCAAGCTGCTCAACTGGCAGAGCTTGGTAAGGCGGCTAGGGCTGGTGATGTCGAGGCTGCTCAGTTACTTGAGGGCATAGGCAAATCTCAAATGGCTAGAGATCAGGCTGGACTTGATACAGCTTACGAAGATTTTGTTCGTCAAAGAGATTATCCAAGAGAACAGTTACAGTTCTACTCATCTATTCTTAGGGGTGTTCCTGTGGCACCTTCTACAGAGTCACAGAAATTTCAGTCTTACAATCCAATACAACAGGCGCTTGGAACTGGCATAGCTGGTCTGAGTCTTTATAAAGGGCTTATGGGATAATGAATATTATAGACATTCAGGACAACCTAAAGAACTTCTCTGAAAAGCAACTGATTAATGAAATGCAGATGCCATCAGGTAGTGCGCCTCAGTTTTTGGTTCTGAGTGAAATTACACGCCGCAAACGTATGCGCGACACTTTCAATATGCGTAAAGCAGCAGATGAACCAACTGTTGCTCAAGAAGCTGTAGCCTCTGCTGGTGTGCCTGCACAAGGAATCATGGGTATGTCTGAAGCTATGGCTCCAAAAGCTGCTATGGCAGAAGGCGGCATAGGCTCTGTTATGTCTCAGCCGATGAAATCACAAATGCCTCAGCCAACACCAATGCCACAGGACGGCATTATGGCTATGGCTTCTGGTGGCTCTACAAGGCAAAGAATAAGAGAAGTCCGTATGAAGAACGGCAAGATAGGTTTGTTTCAGGGGAATACATTTCTAGGCACAAAACAAGATAGAGATGGTAACGGAGACTCTCTTGCAGATCAGATTGGCTTTGGGGGTGACGGCAACATAATGGACTCCATCAAAGAGGCACTAGGCTTTGCTGAGGGTGGGGTAATCAAGGCTCAAAATGGATTACCTCTTGGTCTGCGTCAAAGAAATCCCGGCAACATAAGACCCGGCGCTGGCTTTATAGGTGAGTCTGGCGATGATGGCGGCTATGCCACATTTGAGTCAGATGATGAGGGCTTGAGAGCAATACAGCGACTGCTTATGACCTATGGAGATAAGTATGGAGTCAACACCCTCAGAGGTCTTGCCAACAAGTATGCACCACCATCAGACAACAACCCGACTGGCAATTACATAGATTTTCTTGCAGATAAAACAGGCATAGACCCTGATGCTGAAATTAATCTTGCTGACAGAGGCTCTGATATTATTCCTGCCATAGTTGGATTTGAGCAGGGGCAACAGCCATACAGTCAAGCACAAATAAACAGAGCAGTCAGAGCCGCTGGAACTGATGACCCAGCAGAGGTAAGCTCTATATTAGCAGGGTCTTTAGATGACGACTCGCCAAGTATGTTATCAAAAGCTCTTTCTGCTGTTAATCCTATAAGTGAAGCCGCAGCGTCAACTATGTATCCAGAGTTAAAAACCGAAGAGACTTCTGATTTTTCATTCAAAAATATAGCTCAGTCTCTTTTAGGGCCAGAGGGAAGAAGGCTTGCTGACATTGAGACAGAGGGTGATATTCAAGCTCGCGCTGGCGCAAGAAGTGGCGAGCAGACTGGTGAGCGTCAATCATACAGAGAAGATCAATACGCAGACCTGATAACCGAAGAGAGCCAAGAATATAAAGATTATGTAAGAAGGGCAAGAGGCTCTGGCGTTAAGGTTAAATCTCCAAGTGAATATAGGGCAGAACGTATTGATCCAACAGGAGAGGGTTCTGTAGCATCAAGAAAGTTTCCATTTTCTGATCTTTCAAGTCAGGAGCAAGTTGCTGAAACTACAGTAGGCGCGGCAAAAACTGCTGCGGAAATGGGTTCATCCGATGATTCAGGTGGAATCAAAGACGTATTAGATAAGGCCGTTGATGAAGCTGATAAGATAAATGAAGAAGCAAAAGCTAAAAGTGGCGATTCCTCTACAGCAACAGAGGAAACTGATGACAAAAAAGCAGAAGACAAAGCTGGCGGTGCAGACTCAAATAAACCTGTTTATTCACAGCAATCAACTGGCGCGGTGTCATCTCTTGAGTCTGAAATACTGGCAATGCAAGAACGCATGAAGAAAAGCGCAGAACAGGACAAGTGGCTGTCACTGGCTCAAGCTGGGCTGTCACTCATGTCATCCACAAACCCAACCCTTCTAGGCGCATTGGGTGAGGCTGGTATATCTGGTCTTAGCGCGATGAAAGAAGCAGAGTCAAGATATCAAGAGGGTGTGGTTGACCTGATAAACGCAAGGGCTAAACTTGCAAAAAACACAACAGGAATGGACGCTGGCAATGCCGTTACCAGACTAGGCCAAATAGAAAGGGCTTTAGGTGGCGCTGATGGCATGACTTTATCAGAGCCAGACAGACAAAGGCTTCTTCAAGAAAGGCTTTATCTACAAAGATTCATAAACATTCCAGAGTTTACTACTGGGGCTAACACAACTCCACCAGCATCTTAGGGGCGCGGTATGGGTACTATTTACGCCACCAGCCCACGGACAGGAAAAACTTACTCCGTAAGCGTTGCTGGATCATCTCCAACACAGGCAGAAGACGCTGAGATCAGATCTTATATAGATCAGGTCGAGGGCTTTGGCGTTGCG